CGAAAAGTGGTAAACGATCTTCTGACACGGGTGAAAGATACCTCCAGAGGCTGCGATCAAGGCTCTCTCGCCTTCGGAATATGCCCGTACCACCGCCGCCAAGCGTAAGGGTAAAGCCCAAGGCAAGCAATTCGTCGCGCAACCCAAGGGCATTGCTGCTAAAACGCGCAGCTACCGCCAAGCGGGCAAAGGATAAAAAGTAGATGGTTGACAAGACTACAGCTACGACCGATTTCAACCTCGACCTCAACACGATCATCGAAGAGGCATATGAGCGTTGCGGTTCCGAACTGCGTACGGGCTACGACTTCCGTACGTCAAAGCGTAGTCTTGGCTTGCTTTTGATGGACTGGGCGAACCGAGGCATCAACCTCTGGACGCTTGAGACGGGCACGCAGACCCTGTCCTACAACGTCGGGACTTATAACCTGCCTGTTGATACGGTGGACTTGCTTGACCATGTGATCCGTACTGGATCGGGCACAAACCAGCAAGACATCAACATCTCACGCATCTCCTCTTCGACCTACCTGTCCATCCCTAACAAGAACGCGACGGGTCGCCCCATCCAGATTTGGATCAATCGGCGCACAGGCGCAACGGGCGCTGATAACGTCGTAGTCCATCCGCAGTACACAGTGTGGCCCCTCCCCGATAACACGACGACGTATACGCTGGTCTACACCCGGCTCGTGCGTATGTTCGACCCCGGTACGGGCGTGAACGGTCAGGACATCCCGTTCCGCTTTATGCCCTGCCTCGTGGCTGGGCTGGCCTATATGCTCTCGATGAAGATTCCGGGGGCTGAGTCCCGCATGGCGGTCCTGAAGGCTCAATACGACGAAGCGTGGGATCTGGCTGCGGGCGAGGATCGTGAGAAGGCGGCGGTGCGGTTTGTGCCGAGACAGAGCTTCCTCGGGGGCTACTGATGCCTAATCGGTTTGCAAGTGGCAAACATGCTATCGCGGAGTGCGACCGGTGTGGGTTTCGGTACAAGTTGAGGGATCTCAAGCCGCTTGTTATCAAGACCAAGAACGTGAACATCTTGGTCTGTCCGGAGTGCTGGGAGCCTGATCAGCCGCAGTTGTCGCTTGGGCTGTACCCAGTCGATGATCCGCAGGCGCTTAGGAACCCTCGCCCTGACCTGTCTTACTTTGAGGAAGGCAATAACGGCGCAGGTGGTAGTAGAATGATCCAGTGGGGATGGAACCCGGTAGGCGGGGCAAGTTCGTTTGATGTGGCATTGACCCCCAACACTTTGGCTCCGGCTGGTCAGGTCGGGTCTGTAACGGTCGTAACGACTTAGGAGATTGAGATGAAGAACGGTATGCGTAAGGTCGCAAAGGAAGAAGTCGGTAAGCACGAGCGTGCCATGCATGGTACGAAGAAGATGCGTGCTGGTGGCAAGACCAACAGCGACATGAAGAAGTATGGTCGTGGCATGGCTAAGGTCATGAATCAGCGCAGCCCGATGCGCGGTTCATCTGGCCCGAGGTAAGTGACATGAAGGACATGAGCAAGATCAAGTCGAACACTGACTCGACGGGTCGCAATGGCTACCCTGAAAAGGACGTGAACAAGGGCGTCACCCACATGAAGATGAAAGGTGCCGGTGCCGCAACGAAGGGTACTAAGTTCGTCTCGCAGATCAACTTGGACTTCAACGGTAAGGTCCGTATGGGCTGGTCTCCGTAACGATGAACTACGCTCAGCTATCCACGCTGCTTCAGGATTACTGCGAGTCCACGGAGCAGAGCTTCGTGGCCAATATCCCGACGTTTGTGCAGTTGGCTGAGGAGCGCATCTACAACTCTGTGCAGATACCGGCGCTTCGCAAGAACGCCACGGGCACGATGACGCAGAATTTTCAGTACTTCTCGCTGCCCTCGGATTGGCTCTCGACGTTCTCCTTGGCGGTCATCGACCCGACTACGGGCGAGTACGAGTACCTGCTGAACAAAGATGTGAACTACATCCGGGCTGCGTATCCGCCGCCCAACAGCACAGGTAAGCCTGCCTACTACGCCATTTTTGATAATGCGACCATGTTGTTGGGGCCGACCCCAAACGTCAACTACACAGCAGAACTGCACTACTTCTACTACCCGCCCTCCATCGTCACGAACTCTACCTCGTGGCTTGGGGAGAACTTCGAGACGGTACTGCTCTACGGTTCGCTCCGTGAGGCGTACACCTACCTCAAGGGTGAGGGTGATATGATGCAGAATTACGATGCCAAGTATCAGGAAGCCCTTGGGCTTCTCAAGCGTCTGGGCGATGGTCTGGACCGTCAGGATGCGTATCGTTCTGGTCAGGCTCGGGTACAGGTGACTTGATGGACGGACACACGGAACTTGGTCAGGTCTTTGTCCAGACGACAGAGAACCGGGGCTATACCCCAGAAGAGATTGCTGAACGGGCGACAACCCGCATCCTTCGCGTACAGACGAAGGAAGAACTGAACCGGGTACTAGTGAAGTACCTGCAAGAAGCGCAGGAGTCCGAGCGGATGAATGTGCGACGGTATTTGAACGAAAACGGTTTTAGTGACGCGGCTTCGCGTTTAGGAGATTAAGGTGCCAATTGGGATTTCTACTTGGAGGGAGACAGGGGTGAAATGGTGCCCCGCCTGCAAAGTAGAAAAACTTTTGGATTCGTACTCAATTTGTAGAAGCGGTAAGCGAAAAGGGCATCCTGCGGGGGCATGTAAAGAGTGCAGGACGGTATTGCACAAAACCCGCAAAAGAGCCGACCCAACCATTTATGAGCGTATCGAATGGCCATGTAAGTTAAAAAAACTATACGGCATAACTGTTGAGCAGTATGATGCGCTTTTAGCAGAACAAAAAGGGTGTTGTGCAATATGTGGCTCAACATCTTCGTATTCTAGAAATTACAAGAATACAGCACGGGCAAAATTTTCAGTGGATCACTGTCATGCCACTGGGAAAGTTAGAGGGTTACTTTGCACTAAATGCAACCGTGCTCTCGGATTATTGAATGACAGCATTGAATCCGTACTCCGTATGTCGGAGTATTTGAAGAAACATTTGGCATAGGAGTAACTCCCTTGGCGATTTCTCAAGCTATGACGACTTCCTTCAAGACTGAAATCTTGACGGCGACACACAACTTTGGTACCGCGCCTACCCGTGCTTCGGGTGCTGCGGATGTCTTCAAGATCGCGCTTTACACCTCATCGGCCACGCTCGATGCTTCGACCACGGCGTATACGACTTCCAACGAAGTCTCCTCGTCTGGCACGAACTACACGGCGGGGGGGTTGACGCTTACGATCTCGCAGGCTCCGACCTTCACGAGCACGACCGCGTGGCTTGACTTCGACGATGTCACTTTTAGTAGCGCGACCATCACCTCAAACGGTGCGTTGATCTACAACGCGACTCAGTCGAACAAGACTGTTGCGGTGCTGGCGTTCGGCGGGGATAAGACCTCGACGGCGGGCAACTTCACCATCCAGTTCCCGGCTGCGACCTCGACGACTGCTATCCTTCGTATCGCCTGATTAAGTTAGGCAAAGGACCGTGGCAGGCGTAATTGTCGCCTTTGACGGTTGGAACGCTTCCGGCGTAGGCTGGGGCGAACAAGGCTGGGGCGAGGGTGTTGGTAATCTTACCGCGACAGGTTTTGTCGGCACGGTAAGCGTTGCTGCGTCTACGCTCATCCCCGTCACCGGGGTCTCGGCTTCAGGTGCCGTAGGGACGGTCGTAGTCTCTGGTATCGCCAACGTCGTCCTAAACGGCGTTGAGGCTACGGGTCAGACGGGTACTGTCTTTGTCGTCACAGACCAAGTCATCCCGGTTACGGGACTTGCTGGGACGGGTGAGCTTGGCGATGTTGTGGTGGCTGCAGCGGCGGTGGCTCTGGTTACCGGGGTTGCTGGGACGGGCGAGACGGGCACCGTCTTCGTCAAGACAGACCAAGTTCTTGCTGTTACCGGCGTTGTCGGGACAGGGCAGGTTGGTACCGCTACGGTCGCAGCGTCGGCTACGGCGGTTGTTACGGGGCTTGCCGGGACGGGTGAGCTTGGCGATGTAATCGTTGCAGCGGCTGCTGTGGCGGCTGTGACGGGC